ACAATGCACCCATTAAGATCCCAACTACCGCCAGCGGATAATGTACCATCACCGCTTGCATTGGTTATAACCACAGATCCGTTTGGGTTCTGAGTAATTGAGCAGTTAGCGTTGCTTGAAGTTATAGTTCCATCTGGTGATTTAACTGTTGTACCACTTCCATTGGTAGTAGTTATAGTCCCATCTTCTAGTATCTCTATGTAGTTATTATCGCCCGATTGTGCCTTTATAGCATTAGTGGATGTTAGGGTTATCTGACAGTTCCTGTACTTCCAAAAGGCATCATCCAAGCTTACAGGGAGGTCTAGTCCAGCTTGACCGTAGTAGCCAAGAACAACAACATCTGTACTACCAAACACGCGTTTATCAATGGGTAAGTACTGGTCAGCAGTGCTGCCGTAAGTGAATTCTTCGATGCTCCTCTTAGCATAACCAATAAGAACCTTATCACCAACCTTCAGGGGAAAGGAGAAAACACCCTCTTGTGTTGCTTGGAGAATAACTGGACAATTGTAGATATTATCTGGGACTATAATATCCCCATCACTCTGCTTTTCCATAATCAGTGGTAGGACGTCAACAACTCTATTAGCTTCATAGTCGGACACAGAGATAATAACTGCTGGGGCTACGGTTTCTATATTCTCTATGGCCCATTTTGAGGTTACGTTCTCAAATACTTTTCTAGGGTTTTTATAAGCACCACTCATTACAGTTTCCTTAATGTTACTTCTGTATCCCAGGCATTTCCCCTGAAGTCTAGGTTATGAATTACGCTTGTTATCTCATAATCACCATTGTACTCTAACTCAGAGAAGCCTCTTAGCCGCATAACCCTGTCCGTACTTATCCTACCGTCAAGGTATGTGGTTAGTTTCAGACTAGTCTTATCAACACCATCGTTGGCATTGGAGGCTGTACCAGAGTTGTCATCCATTGGTTGGATAGTATTCTTTACATTCTCTGGAGTTACTGTGAAAATTACTGCGCTTTTTGATAACGGGGTTTTTACTATTGTAGTATTACTAGAGTCTGTGGAAACCTTTAAAAGGGTGTCCTTTATGGATACCGTTTTCAATGGCTCTACATAAAGCTTACCAAGCGCTGTGTAAGCCCTCATTTCTAAGCTCGCACAGAACCTGTCTATCTCATCGAACAAGTTCCCCTTAGCTGTGTAGCCAGAGAGGAAGGAACTGTTAATTATAGCTAACCCATTACTGCCTTCCTCTGGCAACCTGATACTTCCTATTGGCACCCCTTGAGTCTTGGCTAAGTCCAGCAGATCTCTAAGGACAGCAAGCCTTCTAGTATCTGGGCCGTAGGATTTGCTAATCTTGCTGTTCTTCTTTGTTGTTACACTATCACCACATAAAATGCTAGTGACTTTATCTGACCCTGAGAATGCAGTTGACACTCTTATAACTTGACCAACCATTATGTTTGGTTGTTGATCGTCTTCAATTAGACTTTGATTTTGTAAGTAATCTCCAGATGTTTGCCTGTACCCAGCTCGAAGGATAATAGTATCATCCTTCTTTATCCTTTTAATACTATCATCAGAGATGTTAGTTATAGTTATTTCATTAACTGGTGACTGGTCTTTAGTTTGACCTATCTTAGCTGTTATCTGGAAGTCCCTAAACACCATAAAGTTTGCAGGAACACTGTTGAAGTCCTGTGCCGGTACTCCTACGCTGTTAGTTCCTTTTGAGATTAATCTGGCCCCTCCCACTTTAGGGATTATTTTATCCTTTAGTGGGGTGGCCCTCCCTATCAGAAGCTCGTACTCTTTACCAAACCTAATAGCCATTTAACTCACCAGTTCAGAATAAGAGGAATACACCAACTCATACTCCTTGTTGACACCGAGGTTGTTTCTTCCAGCTACTTCATCAGTTGAGTTAGATGGGAACACGAACAACATTCCTTTACTAAAGTCACCAAGTGTTAGGTGAGCTGTTGGGGAGAAGTTCTCTATTAAGCTAAGGCCATTAACAACAGCAGTACCATCCGATAATGAAATGTCTAACTTCCACCTACCAGTTCTGCTGTTAAATCTGTAAGTGAATAGGTAGCCGTTTCCTGATAAGGATATTTCAGTAGTGTTGTGTGACTCTTTTGGGATTGGTATTCTTGATGGCATGTATTTCTCTCTCTTACAGGTTACCTGTAACGGCTGTATTGAGAAGTTTTCTGGTTAGAACAGCAGCGTCAGTCGCCTTATCGAACACAGTCTTCTCTTTTTCCTTCTGTGCATCGGTGTCATCGAAAGCTGATGTGGATGCAGACTTGTCCTTTTTAACTTGTTCTTGGTCAACATATAATGGATCTATGTCTACAAGTGTATCCACACCCTGAGAGTATAATACCTTCTGCAACACCATACGTATCTTTGCGGATTGCACTACACCAGTGCCAGAACCACCACCGTAACCATTAGTGTTATCTTGGTCAGTATCAAATGATGTTATGTACCAGCCCTTATCTTCTTCGAGGTCTAGCCGATACTTTAGCGTTATAGGGACTTTAGCAATCCTTGCTGCTTTTAGTCCGTCTATATAATCAGAAAAACTTTTGGCTTTACTGTTACTTGTGGGGTTTTTAATATCAGAAATAACACCGCTTAGGGAGCACGTAGGAGCGTCGTTGACATAATTGTCTGACGCTGTTTTCCTGTCTTCCGTTGGGTGCGATGAGAGGGTTGATCTAAGGCTTATGTTTATATCTGTAGTTGCATCTAGGAAATAGAATACATCACCGACCTTCAGGTAGTAAGACATTATTGATCCACCATTTCAAGTAGTGTTCCGATCTCGTTAGTAACACCCATCGTGTCATTAGCTTTTATATTGAAAGTGTTAGTGACATTTTTTGTGGTATTGTTGGCTGCTTTCCTTCTTGTTGTAGCGCTCTGAGTTTGGATAGCACTACTAACACCAGCCCTTGAAGCCTCCCTTCCAGCTTGCCTTGCAGCAACCACTACACCAGCCGTACTATCTCTTGACATAACATTATCTAACAACTCGATAGCAGATAATAATACATATATACCAGTCACTACTGACATAACTCCAGCAGCTATTCCGAAGAACACCCTCATCAACAACCCTGCCTTCTTAGTAGTCCCGTCCATGGCTTCTGCGGAAAACCCTAACACACTGGCTAGCTGATAAACTACATCAACCAGCAGCTCAATGGCCTTGCTTGCAACTACAATTACCACAGTGAAGGCTGGCGCTATGCTTTGTATAAACTTAGTAAGTTTAGAGAATATCTCACTCAAGCTTTTGGCAGTTCCTTTGTTAAAAGCATCACTGATAATAAATTTAAGGCTGTTCTTGAATCTACCAAACGAGGCATTAACCTTCTTCAATGAGGCTGCATAAGCTCCATTCTCCCTAACCATTCTCCTAATCTCCCTGGCAAAAGGAAGCATAAAATCTTTTGACATCAACTTACCAGCAGAGACTAATTCCATAACCTCTCCCTGCGTCATGTTCATAGCACTTGCAGCGGCTTGCATGGTGATGGGTAGGTTCTCGCCTAGCTGCCTTGAAAGCTCCTCCATACTTACCTTACCTTTACTCATTATCTGAGAAAAGGCCAGCATAACTAGTCCCTGTCTTTGCGTATCTAACCCGAATGTAGTGGAGGCTTCGGCAGCAGATAAAAATATCTCTCTCGACTCTGCTGTTGAGAGTCCAGCTCCTCTTGCAGCTACGGCCAATCGGTTAAACGCACCAACACCTGTCTCTATGTCTGTACCAAGAGTCATGGAAGATTTCTTAAGAAACTCGAAATTACTTTGAGCCTCTTCAGCACTACCTGACGCAGCTAGTAACCCAGCTTGCATCGAGTCCATATTCTTACCAATTTTAAATACGGCACTAGCTCCAGAGACTACAGCATAGAAGCTAACCATCTGCAACCCTGCATGTTTAAGGCTAGAACTGAACTTATTGGTAACGGCGTTGCCTTTTCTCATGGATCTGTTGAACTTTTCTTGTTGTCGGGTTATGCCGTTAATCTCTTTCTTAACATCAGAGAAGGCAGACCTAAGCTCTCGTACCTGTTTTGTAGTTTTAGCTACTTTAAGCTTAGCTGAGATGTCTGTAAGTTTACCTGTACTCGATGACAGTCTGTTCCTGAGTGACGGATCGGTAACGTTATGAACCCTATTTTTAGCCGAAGCAAGGTCAACACCTAGCTGCTCAGCTCCACCGACTTGCCTGTTGGCACGTATGCTCCTGGAGATACCAATATCAGCGTTGGCCAGAACATCTGCCCTGTTAGATCTTATCCTCTGCTTGTGCCGATCACTTATACGTACACCAGCCTGTTCAGCCCTTTGTATCTTACTTTGTAATCTTTCTTGCTGTCTTTGGATACCTATAGTTCGCATCCGTTCTGCATTAGATTTTCTTAATAAAGTCGCTTCCTGCTTAAAGGCAACATTTTGTCTGGCTTGTGCTTTGTTTAACTTAGCAAAGACTTTAGGGTAATCCCTTTCCAGTGTCTTGGCATCTAATTTAAGTCTTAGGATGTAATCACTTACTTTATCCAACAGACACCTCCTTTAAGTGTGGAAGTCTTACGACTTATTTTTAATCTCTTGGTCTTTATTAACAGCGTATTCTATTGCCTCTTTTATATGAGTCATTTCTTTCATTTTAAACAACTCATCAACAGACATAGCCCATAACTCAAAGTAACTACAAGGGCAGTGCTTACTCAGTGCCAATGAACTTATAAGCAACTCAAAATGATCTATGTCTGGGGCATTGGCTTCTATTTTAGCCCTAACTAATCTTTCTGTTGGCCCGATAGGCCGCTCATCACTGACTGAAGGGAGGTAACTATTCCGACAAAACCCTTCTCCTCCAGCCATCGAACGAAAGGGATTGACAGGTTCTCCTTGAAAGCCACTTCAATTATAAACAATTGGTCATCAAGCCTTCCACGAAACTCTTCATCAAAGTCAAAAGTTTGTTCATTTTTTGTTAACCCTTCAAGAAGAAGATCCATTAGCTCTTGAAACTCTGGCCGATCTATTTGTTGACTCAGTACAACAGAAAACTCAAAGAAGCTTAAGTCAAATTTGTCAGGGACTACTCCAGCCTCTAGGTCTTCTTTGGCCCGTTCTACAGAGGAGGTGTAATCATTGTATGTGTCCACAGACGTGGAGAGGACTGGGCCAAGTAAGGAGATAGCTTTAGCAAACGCTAGTCTAGCTTTGCTGGCTGGGAGGAGTTTTAGCTGGTATTCATCTTTTGGTCTGCTTCGGAAGACTATTTTCCGAATCCCCATATCGTAGAGGATTTTTGATGTGTTGTCCATAGTTTACCTGTTACTCTTAAGAAGATAGCCCTGCATTGCACAGGGCTCATTATTATTCAGATGACTCTTAGAATACGTAACGTGTTTCTAAGGTAGCCTCTATTGATCCAGTTATTTCTGCAACAACATCAGCATTAAATGTAAAGCCATCAGCATCCTTCTCTTTCAATTCTGAGCAGTAGAAGACCCAAGTGTTTGTGGCAGTTGCCATATCCTCACTCTTAGTCTCTGTAGGACGGGCTTTAATGTAACATCCAGCCAACTCATACAAATACAACGTTCCAGCACCATCAATAGAAATGTTAGCAATAGTTTTAGTGTTGTTGTTAAAGTCATCACGAACAATACGTGATAAAGCTGTGTTTGCTACAGATTGAGCTTGTAGCTGAATCGTTATAGTAGCTGAACGGTCGCTCATAAGAGAGATACTAGTAGCGAAGCTGCCTGCATCTTGGCTCTCGGAAGTTAGTTCAGAGTTTGGGGCAATCTCAATATAAGAGTCTTTAGAGAGAGCACCAGTTAGGTTTATAGCACCAAACGCAATATTGTTTAATCTGGCTGCGTGAATAGGTTCAAAATACATTTATTAACCCTCTGCTGGATCGCGGTATGTTAGTGTCATGTTTAGTACTGTACTGTCAATAGATGCGTCTAAGTAGCAGGTTACTGAACCATTTATGTTACCGTCTGTGCGGTCTTCAAGAGAGATGTCTTTTTCTTTAGGGAGTGTGATCACATAGGGCTTAACTGGATCAAGCGCCTGAGTACCAGAGGCACCACTAACATTTGAATCTAGGAAAGTAGCCCAAACGTTACGCATTAGGTTAAGGTCAGCGTCGTTCATGCCGAGTTTACGCTTACGGAGGAACAAGGTGTCAACCTTACGCTTCAGCTCTTGTCTGAAGTAATTAAGAACAGCAATAGCTTCAATTCGTATACCGGTTGATACTCGGTTTCCTGCAACAACTGCAACACCACCAAGGGATATTACTGTGGATGCATACACCTGATCCAAGTTGTATAACTCATTACTATTCAAAGCGCGGCTGAGATCAAGTACTTGAGCAATACCAAAACCACTCAAAGATTTATAATTAAAGTCATCTCGTCCAGGCTTAACATCTGTAAACTGAGTAATACGAACACACTCTGGGTAGTT